CTCTATCTGCACCCGAGTAGTAATTACCCACTCACGTTCTTCGGCTATATTTTTTACTTGTTTTAATGCTGTATCGGTATCGATACAAGGGATGAAGATAGAAGCGTTAACAACCATCTTCTCCCAGCTTACTCGTATCCTAACACCATCAGGGTGCAGATCATTCAGACGTATTATCTGGGGCTGCATCTACAAAACCTTCCGAGAATTGCACGACGATAACGTCTGTTGGGGGTAAGTTTAACTGTGTACCTTTACTTATACGCATCTTCATCTTGACTGCCCCAAGCTTCTCCATCATATCGGATATAAGCGCCGTATAATTTATCTGCTGCTCCCCACACCAAGCCCTAAAAGGTTTCGGCATCAGGTACAACTTCTTAACGTCTGTCTCATAGCGGGCAACCAACTTATTCCTCGGGTTAGCCTCGGGGACAATGATAGAGTCCATAGGGGTACCATCTTGCTTACGCAGGTCGCTGGTACTCTTAATCCTTAAGATGTTGTCAATATGCTCGTTAATATACTCTGTTAGTGTCTGCTCTATAGATATAGCCATGTCTTCACTCCTTAACTTGTTTTCTACTAAAACCCCTACGATCCACGTTTGTATTTTAGGTACGTCGTAGTTCACTAGTCCTATCCTACGTGCGAGTATTAAACCTACCAATGTCACGGTAACCCCTACCGACCAGAATCGATTTTCTGACGTTAGTTTGGCTTCTTTATCGATCCTGTACTGTACCTTGTCGATAAGATCCATAACAGCTTCTTTATTGTTCATTACATACTGCACAAATAGCACACCTGCGTGCCCGTAGTTTGTACTTATAGCCCTACTGAATTTATCGGTAAGGGCTTTATCCTCGTAATCATTAAACATACGAGGCACTCTAGCTTCTAGGATTCTTTGCGCTTCAGCATTTGGCCCAGCTTTATACATACGGATACGTTCTATGATACTGGTGTTACCCGTGGTTACTGCTAGTAAACTCCAAGGTAATCCCCTAACCCTTTCTTGGTTTGCCCCACTAACTAACCGCCCCCGCTGCTTACCACTGGTAAACTGGTAGGAGATATTACTTAACTCTTGTGGGCTAGTGTTGGTCAGCTCATCCATCAGGAGCGGTAGGCTATGCAGTACTTCACTACGGTGCATCTTAAGATTCATCGTATCCGCTTTATGGATCAATAAATCCTCTGGGTTCCCCCAGATAGATGCCGCTGCATTGAGTGCTGTGGTTTTACCTACGCCAGATGCCTTGCTGTATATATGTAACGCTGAACACGCGATGTCATCTATGAAGTGCATCAGGATAGACCCGAACCCAGCACCGACTACATACTGGTGCACCTCAAACCCATCTTTGTTGTAGAAATCTAACGTCTCTTTCCACCCCTCTAGGCTACCGTTTGGCTCGAACGCTGGGAACAACCCTAACGTGTGGGCTGATGGCGCGTTGAACGCAATTCGATCTTTAAATATTTCTCGGTTGCCTACTACGAATGATGTCCCTTCGGCATCAGTCCAACCGAACTGCCGTCTAGCATCTTCCGCCCCTGATGTTGCTTGTAACTCATTAACCCAAGTAGTTGTGTATTTCATAAGTTTCTCCATTCCTGCGCTCATTTCGGCTACACCTTCTTTAGCCATTTGTTTTCTAAACTCTTCTTTCGATGTTACAGATGTTAGTGGCATCGTAAATTCTCGTACCCCGTCTCGTGGGAGGTGCAATCGCACAAGGACTGCCTCCCCTATTTCAGGATCTCGTATACGTTTAACGACGTATATATCGTTGTGGTATATGAGCTGTTCATCCACATCTCCATCTCCATTACGTGTTCTGATATACACTCCTCCGTTAATTCCACGGAAGTATGGGGACGGATACTCAGGAATAACATACGTTTGAATAGGGGCTTCGGGGATAGTAGCAGACGGTAATACGACAACATTGTCTTCCGCACTGGCTTCTATAACTTTGGAGCCAATATGCAATGGGGTGCGTAATTTGTCCTTGTGGATGCAGCCTTCGCACCCATCGGGGTTCTGTTTGAAGAACTCGGAACAAGTATAACGCTTGTCGGGGGTAAGGTTATCCCACTTGGCATTGGTTTCTTCCTCGGAGTATTCTTTGTACCCTTTGGAGATTGTGTGCGCTCGCTCTCGTGAACCGTCGCTACACGCTTTCAGTATAGAAAGAACCCCTCGCCAGACTGGTTCGACTACTTCATTAGGCTCAGTAACCGCCCTGCGTAATTGCTCGCAACCTTTAGACTGCATGGTCTTTGTTAATATTTCTTTAAAACTAACCTCAGTGTTCCCCGCCATAACATTGGCGACCGCGTTCCACTTCGTGGGATAGGTCTTCTTGGGAACTGGTATCGGAACTCCACCAAGAAGTTCTGAAAAATGATCGAAGTCTACGGGATTAGCCTGAGTAAGTATGGTGACTTCACTCGGCACATCAGGTTTATGATTATGGGTATGGGGCACCCGTAGCACCCTAGCCGCATCAGCCGTGACCGAAGGGTCTGCTGCAAATTTATTATCTCCACATAACTTTTTAAGTTGTTCTGCGACTGGTAGCCAGTCTCCAAATGGTACTGCTTCTTTAAGGTTCCAATATACATGTAGCCCCCTACCGGAACCAACAATCGTCGGCTTAGGTAGAGATAGCTTTTTACAGAAAGCGCGTAACGCATCCCCTGCGTCTCTCTGCGTCATAAAATCTTTGCTTGGCCCACAATCTAGATCTAAGAAAAAAGATTTAAACGCCTTAACATTCGTTACTTTTCTTGAACCTTTAGTGTTGAACGAGCCTAACGCAAAATATACATCGAACCCTTTACTATCTAAGTCATAAGCAGTGCTCTCTAACTCGTCAAGCGATGGGTAGAATTTTTGTATCCGTGTATCTTCTTTCTTGTTAGAAGCGAATAGACAATATAACCCTCCCTCGGCAAGCGTATCTCTAAGAAATTTTCCTGTGCTCATAGCTGCTCATATCCAGAGGACACCACGGCAGGGGCATTGTTACGCCCTTTTCGACTAGTCTAGCCGTGAGTGTTGTTTTAGGGATGGGTCTCTTTTAGAAAAGACCCAGATTAATTAGGATTCGTCATCCCATTGATCGATGATGCTTTCTAGAGCAGCATCTCCCTCTGCTGGAGCAGCTTGTTTCTTAGTAACTTTAAGTTTCGGTTCTTCTACCGGTGTATCGAACACCGCGTCGATGATATCCTCACTATCAGGCTCTGCCACCTCTACCGCACCCTGCGCAGTAAACGGGCTTACCTCAGAATCTTGGGTGAATCCTTCGACCACACCGAACGGAGAAATCACCGCTCTAGGCTCGTGCTTAATAACTTGTACTGCCTTTAACCGTAACGATACCCCGTGCCCTACATTCCCTTTAGCGAAATAAGGCGTCATCCCAACATGTATATTAACTATACTGTTGGTGGTTAGCTCGAAATCATCACTAAGTTTTTGGTTACTTGCATCGACTTGCATAGGCTTGGTCGTAAGCTGTCCGTTATAGGCACCCTTCAATTTAGCCTTACCTATAAACATACCTTCACCATCTTCCTCGAATGGTTGGGGTAATGTTTCAGGCCAATCCTTTTTCTTTTTATCTGCGTATGCTTTAACCATAACCTTGTACAGGTTCTTGGCTTGCTCTTTACTCATCTTAAAAGATAAGTCATATACCGCATTTTCTTCGGTAGGGCCACAAGGAACACTACGTCCCTCGGCAGCGTCAAACCGGTAGGTCTGATTGATCCTAGGGTATAATGCTACTGCGTTTTGAACCGTATACGTTTCGTTTACTACTGTCATTTCCTTCTCCATTTACTCATTTTCATTAAATACAAATCCGTCTACTACCCCGAACGGAGACGCCATAACCTCGTTAGTCATTAATGCTTTCGCAGTAATCGCTAATCGAACATCAGGATGCTCCATCGTTTTATTGACGGCCTCTACCTCGTGCTCCTCTAATGGTCTTACAGACCGAAAGAACAATTTAGCGTAAGAACTATCAGGGTCGAACCTAATGTTAGTTATTAACGCCATCGGCGGGGTTTCATACTCCTGCAAGAACCGTCCGTAAGCTCTCATAGGCATATTCCCGTTTACTGCATCGGGGAATATGGACGTAGCGGGTAGCTGCAATTGATACACAGTGTCTAACTGTCCTTCAAGAACTACTGCAACTCTCTGTACAGTACTACATGCTCGTCGTACTCCACCACCTGAACCCCGTATATTCTGAGGACAATCCATGCACCTAGGTGCTTGTTTATTCTCCTCGAGAACTTCAGAGTCAGGTATTATTGCGTCTGCTGACCAACAAGTAGGGGGCTGTACGTTAGACGAGCTGTAGTCTCCAGAATAATAGATCCTTGAAGCAGGGGCAATCCCCACAATAACAACGTCTATAGATTCGGGCGGCTCGTCAAATGGTAAACCATTAAACTTGTTATCAAACAAACTAATACGTGTGACATTGCTTGTCATTGTTGATACCTTAAAAATCTTCGTCTAGGTTTTCGAGCACTACGGTTGGCTCGTCGTCATCCATTGTGGCTACTTCCTCCTGCCAAGAAGGTGCTACTTTTTTGGTGCCCTTACCACCCCTAAGCGCCTCGGTAATCGCCTCAAGGTCGTACCTATAGGTCTTACCAACATGGATATATAGATTTTTTGGGATACGCTCTGTACGAATCCATGTGCGTAATGTTGATTCCGAAACCCGAAGATGTTCGGCAAGCTCCAGTATAGTTACAAAGGGGGAGGTACTCATTTCTTCTTCCTTATATTAAGTGTGTATGTTGACTGCGCGTTTAAACCTGCTGGCAGTTTGTCAGGGTTCTCTTCAAGAAACGTCTTGACGTTGTTCTGATTAAGTTTCTTCACAAAAAAGCCCAAGCAATCATTTTCTATGACAAACTTATTCATTGAATCCCAATCAGATGTCCAGTAGTTCTTCTGGACAGATCTGTAAAACAACCCTTCTGTAGTTTTTACGCTGTCTAGATTACGAGTTTTACAGTAGTCCAATAAGGTGCTCTTTATAGTTTCTTGTTGCTCCTTTAAACCTTTGTCTACCCCATCAAACTCGGCTTTTAGCTCATCTCTAGCCTCTTTTATCCTCAGGTATACCTTGACTAGCTTGTCTGGGGATATATCTCCTGATTCCATATCCGATCTCCTCTATGTATCGAACAATAGAATGTAGTAGTTTTCTATGGTCTAGTCAAGTATTTCTTTGTATAAGTCTATCATCTTTGTGTGTACGTTTATTTTACTGTCTAATAAGCTGTAAACATGTTTTTCTATAGCAGATCCTTGTATTTGGACAACCGTACATTTGTTAGTTTGCCCTGATCTATGCACTCGGGCGTTGGCTTGGGCGTATGTCTCTAACGAACTGGTTGGCCCCCACCAGACAACGGTATCCGCTGCCGTAAGCGTCACCCCATGAGCAGCAGCTTGGGGTTGTATAACTAATACGCGAGGGTCAGGTTGGGTTTGAAACTCCTTAAACAATTGCGTACGCTTTCCTGCACTAACATCACCTCGGATTAACTCTGTTGTAATCCCGTCAGACCTCAAGCGTGCTACTAATATGTCTATAACATGTTTGAAGGGTACGAATATTAGTACCTTCTTAGCTGTCTCATTAATTACTTCCTGTAAAACCTTATATCTATGAGATATGTCGAACTCTAAAGTATCCCCATTATCGGTATATACGGCCCCACAACTTATTTGCAATAGCTTATTCATACTTACGGCTGCGTTGACGGCGGTTATCTGCTCTCCTGCTGCGTCCATAACCATCTGATCTTTTAACAACTTGTAATATTTTAGCTGTTGTCTGGTAAGTGCAACTTCCCGTTTTACATACACCATAGGTGGTAGATCCAAGCACTCTTCCTTGGTGAAACGTATTGCTGGTTGTAACGCTTGATACACAATATCGGTGGCATTCTCTTTCGGTATCCACCTAAAGTTAGTGATCTTGGTCATAACCTGATCCCTAAACGCACTGGCAAATCTAGGAACATTCGTTGGGCTAACCAGTTTTGCTAACCCATAAGCATCTACTGGGCTTTGTGCCGCAGGGGTACCCGTCATCATCCAGAGCCATTTGTCTGGGGTCAGTAGGGCATTCAGTACTTTCCAGCGTTTTGTCTGGGGGTTCTTATAGTGAGTCGCCTCATCCACAATAATTAAGTCGAACCCACCCTCTGCTACCGCTTCGGATACGATCTCTAACCCATCGTAATTAATGATGACGTACTCAGCATCTCCCGAAATAATCTCTCGCCGTTTCTTGGCTGCGCCATAGGCTATGGCTACCTTACGGTGCATTGCAAAAGAAAACAGGTCAGCCTTCCATGCTGAGTCCATGATAGAGAGGGGGCATACAACTAAAACACGTTTTATTTTCTTCTGTTGCATCAGGAAGTCTGAAGCCCAGATAGCACTAGCAGTCTTGCCTGTACCCTGCTCGTTGAAACAGAATGACCGTTTGTTCATGGTCATAAAGGCAGCGGTTGCTTTCTGGTGGTCGAACGGTGTGTACTTACCTGTCCACTTATAACGTCCTTCAATAGGAGAGGGTACGCTAATACTTAGATTCTTTAAGACCTGCGCTTCGTCTATACCCCACCGAACCAGCACCTGATCGGGTGCTATTACTTTGCTGTAGGGTATGACCTCGGTGACTTTTGCAGGGTTGCGGAGTCGCAAGAGCAACGCCTTGTTCTGGTAAATTTCCATCTATATTCCTCGGTAGTAGCCCTGCTTCGTCCACAGATAGGGCTAGGTCTGCGATATCGGTATGAACTACCTTTGGACTAACCTAATTTTTACGGCATATACAAGACCGCGTTTTTTAGAGACGCATCAGGCTAGGCGTCTGGTAGTTTTCTTCTTCTTCTTTAAGTTACGGCTACGGTTAGCACTCGCACTCTCCACCTTCACGCCGTCCTTGTTAGTGCCGCCCTGTGCTAGGGCTTTGTTATGGCTAACATCCTTACCTTCTCGCTTGTCTGCTTTGCCATTCTTGTTTGCGTCTTTACCTGTCCTGTCCATTTCACGTCTAGCTTCCTGTCGCGCCATACGACGCCTGAACTCTGGACTATCTACAGGTTTGTTTACTTGTTTCTTTCGATCTGCTTTATTTTTATAAGGCATTTAACTTCTCCCGTTATGTGGACACTCAAGCACCACGCAATGTGCTTTGCATAGCCCGCTGGGGCTAGCGTTCCAAACATCATTATTAAATGCGGTTTCCATATTTACGTAGTCCCGCAACCATTTCTCCCACAACGGCCCTTGGTCATGGGCATTATAGGTATCTTTTATTAGGTCATTAGAGACTACAAACAGTAGCCCTCCTCGTACCTTCTTTATGTCTGGGAAGTGCTTGAACATAGCCATCGCCATCAGTTCAAGCTGCCCCTTGTCAGCATAGCGTGCGTTTCGGCCCGTCTTGTAGTCTACTACCCACGCACTTTTGTCTTCTTCATCTAGGATAACCAAGTCAGCTACCCCACGGAACCACACATCTTTGGCAAAGAAGTCGCAGGGTTCTAAGTTCTCAGTCAACCCCATCTTGTATTCGCATAACTTCTTACCACGTTTAGCGTTTAAAGCATCTAGCGCGGCCTTGGCGTAATCAAACTGTGGCGGCATCGGGGTGCCATCACGTATGTACTCTTCGGCAGCTTCATGAAACGCGGTGCCGTAGTACATCGCCTCAGTCTCAGGCTCCGAGTAATCTTTGGATATCTTTAAATGGTAAAACTTCTTAGGGCATTGCTCGAATGCTTTTATCTTACTGAACGACCAAGGTGCGATACTCATTCATTTTCTCCAGACACGAAATCGTATGCGTCTTGTAGTGCATCCATGAGGTGCGGTATCTCTTCAACGCTGAACGTCACCGTATCCAACCGACCGCCTTCCATCTGATTGACCATGATAACCAACTCAGGGTCGTTCCCTAATGAGGCAACCCCCACGGAGCTAATCACCATATCTCGGTCATCTTCGCGTATCGCAGGCTTAGATTTGTAGTGTATATATAACTTGTTCCTATTAGCGTGCTTAGTTCTATGCTCTTCAAAGTCTAGTATCTCAGTCACTCGCAATCTCCATAAGACTTACCTATACCCGACTCACAGTTAACGGGTAGACCATCGGCCCAGTCGGGTGTCCAACGCATACAACTCTCTATATATGCTTGTGCTTCTACTAATTCTGTTTCGGGAACGCAACATACAACGGAATCGTGAACCGTCAAAACAACGCGGTATCGTTTAGCAATTTTTAACATCTGCTCCCCAATAATGCAACGCGCAACCGCTTGGCAGACATTCTCCACGACTTTACCGCCGTATATCCTAGTGCGACCCCTACGAGTTTTGTACGTATACTCTGAGTCACCCGTAGTTTCATCTTTAGTTAGGGTGAGGTCGTCATACCGCATAAGTAGCCCTGAAGGTAAGCGTAGTGCCGACAACTTTGGCTCCACATTGAACACATAACTTTTACCAAAATCTGTAGCATCGCCTTGGGCTAGATAAAATAACATGTCTCCAGCATCGCGCCACAGGGCACTTATCTTATCGTTTGTAGTTCTGTATACCTTTATGATACGACGTGCTTCCGCTATATCCATTGCAAAACCAAGCGATTGCAGTTGATCCTTAAACCTCGCAGCGCCCATACCGTAACCGGCACCAAGGATAGTAGTCTTACCAACGAACCGCTGGTCTTTAGTGACATCTTCTTCCCTGTTGACGCCATATATAGACATCGCCATCTTCTTATAGACATCATCACCAACATTAAATGCGGCGGTTAAGTCATCCTGCCCCGCCAACCATGCAAGTACGCGTGCTTCGATTTGACTGGAATCACAATCAATTAACATGTATCCATCTGGAGCAATCAGACTACGCTTTAGCTTCTTCCCGTTTGGCCCACGGCTGGGCAAGTTCTGTAGGTTGATCTTGTCATCCCCACCCCACCGTCCGGTGTGCGCGGCATAATACCTAACCGGTACAGGTAGTAGTCCCCGTTTAGCGATATTGATAAACCGCTGAGTTCTTGTTTCTTCCAGTGTACTTTTCAACCCTAGCCG